AGAAAACTTGTTAAAATTAACAGGCTCTAGTATTGAAAGTTTGCTAACAGCAGGTTTCTCAGGCCTTGCTATTCAAGAAGCACAAAATGCTGAAAAAGAAAGAGTTAGAGCTTTAGCTACAAGAACTACAGATAACTTATTTGAAGACCCATTTGAGTTTACTACTAAAGTTGAGGATACTCAAGAACTTGTTAAATTATTAGAAACAGAAAAAAGGAATGCCTCATGACTTACCTACAATTAGTAAACAGTGTTTTAAGAAGATTGCGTGAAGATGAAGTATCTTCCGTATCTCAAAATGCTTATTCTAAACTTGTCGGGGAGCTTGTAAACGAAGCCAAACAAACAATAGAGCAAACTTGGGATTGGACAGCACTTAGAACAACTAAGTCTATTAATACTGCCCAAGGTACTTATAATTATACAGTTACTGATTCACAGAACCAAATGAAAATACTTGACATTATTAACGACACAAGTAATACATTTATGCAACGCAGGGGTTCTAGTTGGATGCGTAATGTATATTTAAATCAAGACGCTCCTGAAGGTTCTCCTCTTTACTATACGTACAAAAGCGTAGACAGTAACGGGGATAACACGTTTGACATCTACCCTACTCCTGATGGTGTCTACTCTCTTAACTTTAATGTTGTACAACGTACTTCTAATTTGTCAGCAGATACAGACAAACTAACAATACCTAACCATCCTGTTGTTTTACTTGCTACTGCCTTAGGTGCAAGAGAGCGAGGAGAAACAGGAGGCACTAGCGCTGTAGAACAGTTTGGTTTAGCTGACAAAGCTATAGCCGATGCAGTGGCTTTTGATGCCGCACAATTCCCTGATGAAACTATTTGGACGGCTGTTTAATGGCTCAACAACTACAACCGCTAACAATTGCGGCCCCAGGATTTGCGGGGATAAACACACAGGACTCACCTATTGGTCTTGATCCTTCCTTTGCGTCAATTGCAGACAATTGTGTTATTGATCAACTAGGTCGTGTAGGTGCGCGAAAAGGCTATGAAACTGTCACAACAAACGGTTCTAGTGTTTTAGGCACAAGCAAGGGCATTGAAGCTATACACGAATTTATTGAGTATGACGGAACTGTCACTGTGTTTTCAGCAGGGAACAATAAAATATTTACAGGAACAACTACGCTTACGGATGTTACTCCCAGTGGAACAAACATTACAGCAAACAATTGGAAAATAGTATCGTTAGCAGATAATTTATTTTTTTATCAAAGAGGACACAAACCTTTACTTTATGATGGAAGTGCTTTAACGGAAGCGGAAGACGCTTCTAATGCTTCAGGCACTCAACCGCAAGGTAATGAAGTTTTAGCGGCCTTTGGTAGATTGTGGGTTGCTGATTTAACAGGAAACAAGCACACTGTTTATTTTAGTGACCTGTTGCATGGACGTAAATGGTCTGGCGGTTCTTCTGGTAGTCTTGATGTTACAAATGTATGGCCTACAGGATATGACGAAATAACATCAATAGCTTCACATAATGATTTTTTAATTATTTTTGGTAAAAGATCTATTTTAGTGTACAGTGGTGCAAGCACACCTGCTAGCATGGTTTTAGCAGACACAATTGTAGGTGTAGGTTGTATAGCAAGAGACTCTGTTAAAAACACGGGTGTTGATTTAATTTTCTTATCTGAAGACGGTGTGCGTAGTTTTCAACGAGTTGTCCAAGAAAAATCAATGCCTATGCGCGATATTAGTAAAAATGTACGCAGTGATATTACTTATTTAGCTCGCTTACAAACCTTACCAATTAAAGCTCACTATAGCGCAGACGAAGCTTTTTACTTGTTATCTTTTGAAACTTCTGAAATTGTGTATTGTTTTGATATGAGATCTGCATTACAAGACGGATCACATAGAGTTACAACGTGGTCTGTAATCAATCCTTTGTGTTTTGCTTTAACAGCAAGCGGTGATACATACATAGGAAAATCTACAGGTATTGTAAAATACGAAGGATATTTAGATAATACAGAAAAATTTCAAATGCGTTATTTTAGCAATCCTATGGATTTTGGAAATACTTCTAATTTAAAATTTTTAAAAAAGTTTAACTTAACTATTATTGGTGGGCAAAATACAGAAACTGCTTTAAATTGGGGTTATGATTATTTATCGGATTACAGTAAACAATCGTTTACTTTTGGTACAAGCAACATAGCAGAATATGGTATATCTGAATATAATGAAGAAGGTGAATATTCTTCATCTATTGTAATACAAACACCAAAAGTAAACGGATCGGGTAGCGGAAGTGTTGTTACCTTTGGCATTGAAGCACAGATTAATGACGCGGCTTTTTCTATTCAAAAAATTGACATACTAGCATTACTTGGGAGATTAATATAATGGCAGACGGTGGTTTTCTTACTGATTTGTTGAACTTAGGGTCTAATTACTATACCCAACAACAAGGAATCAGTGATACATTAGACATAGGTAGAGGCGCGTTAGGTGCGGCTACGGAAATGGGAACTACAGCAGTAGGTACTTCTGCTTTTAAACCTTTTACTGTAACTACAGGCACAGGCAGTACAATGACTGACGCTACAGGTGGTTTTAATTTAGGTTTAACTCCTCAACAATTAGAAAGACAAAAAGCTTTACAAACTCAAGCAAATACTTTGTTTGGCGGTGTAACTGGTGATGTTTCACAAGCTTCTAGCGATCTGTATAATCAAATTAGAGGTTTACAACTGCCTGAAGAACAACGTAGACAGCAGATGTTAAACCAACAACTACAAGCCCAAGGTAGGGGTGGTTTACGTACAGCGCAATACGGTGGCACTCCAGAGCAGTTTGCGTTGTCTAAAGCTCAAGAAGAAGCTAAAAATGCCGCGGCATATCAGGCTAGAACACAAGCTCTTGGCGAACAACAACAACAGCTTGGTTTAGGGGCAGGTTTATTAGGTCAAAGTTATATTCCACAACAACAACAATTAGCGGCTTTATCAGCAGGAACTAACTTAGCTAACATTGCTAATGTTGGTGGAAGAACAGGAGCGCAATTACAAACTCAAGCAGGTCTTTCTGGTCTAGAAGCTTTACTTCAAGCACAGCAACAAGCAGGAGCTTTAAGACAAGGACGAGATCAAGACTTAGTTAGTCTTTTATTAGGAAGTGGATCAGGTATAAACGCTACTGGTGGTTTATTAACTGGGGGAGGAGACTCGTCTACTAACTCTAATCCTTTTACAAACGACAGTTGGTTAGATCAATTGTATGATACTCCTGATTGGTTAAGCTCTTTAGATGATATATTTAGCTCTAGTGGTGGAGGGTTATTTGGGTTACTGTCAAGTTTGTTTGGAGGAAATGAAGAAGAAGAAGATGAAGATGATGAAAATGAAGAAGGAGAAACCTAATGGCTGAACAAATAGATTACGCAGGGATGCTAACGGGCATTTCTCAAGACCCTAATCAACAAATAAAAACTTTGTTAAGTAAAGGTCAATCAGGTTTAGGGCCAATTGGACAAGCTGTTCAAGCAGGTAGACCCGCAGGTCTTGAGCGCGCTCGTAAGGGTTTGGGAGGATTAATGGGTAAGGATTTACGTAGTCCTGCTCAAAAAGTACAGGAACAATTACAACAATTAAACCCTAGAGATCCAAAAGATCAACCTAAAATTATTGAACTTTTAAGCACAGTAGATCAACAAAAAGCATTTACTTTAGAAGCTCAATTTGAAGCACAACAAAAAGAAGCGTTAGCAAAAGATCAACGAAGATCTACTTTAGTTACTACAGCTAACGAGTTAGGTTTAACATCTACAGCCGAATTACTACAAAATGGTGGCGATATGGATAAAGCCGCTGAACAAATAAGAAAACAAGAAGAAAAAGACGTTGTTTCTAAACAAGGCCGTAAAGGTAAAATAGCTGTAGCTAAATCAAGAAAAGCAGGTAAAGCTGTTGAAGAAGCTATTCAAAGAGGCGAATATGACGGCTTGTCTGTGTCAGAGTTTATTGACGTAATATCAGGTGAAAAAGCTGATCTTAAAGTTTTTAACGATGCAACAGGTATTTCTAAACCTTTTCGTGTTAATGATGCAGGAAAAGTTTGGAATAACGAAACTAAAAAATGGGTATTTCCTTCTGAATTAGGTTTAACACAAGCTCCTCAAGTTTCTAAAGTATTGTCTCAGCAAAACTCTATTGTTGAAAAATTAACTGAAGGATCGGTTGATAACTTTTTAGAGTTAAATGAAAAAGCAAGAGCGGCAGAAACTGTTCTAATTTTAAACAAACGATCTACAGAATTAATGCAAGAAGGGATTACTTCTGGTTTTGGAGCTTCTTTTCAGTTAAATGTTTTGCGTTTAGGTAAAGAGTTAGGAATTTTACCAACAACAATGACAGACCAAGTAGCCGCCACTGAAACATTTATAGCTACTAGAGCAAGACAAGTGTTAGCTGTTTTAGGATCAGGAGCTGTAGGTACTGGTACTGGTATATCAGACAAAGATATTGAGTTCCTAAAAGAAACAGAAGCCGCTTCTATTGCTCTTGACGCAGAAAGCATACAAAGATTGTTAAGAATTGAAGAACAAGCTAGTCGTTATGCAATTAGTAAAAACAACGAAGCTCTTGAGCGATTAAAAAATGTAGCGGGTAGTGGTTTAGACGCTAATACTGCGGCAAGTTATTATGTTCCTTTACCTGAACAGGGGATGTACCAGACTCCTAAAGCCGCTTTAAAATATTTACAACCATAGGGTTAAGCAATGGCTTATACAAGAGAAGAACTAACTTCCGCGTTAGCACAAGCTGATGCGGCAGGTGATTTAGAAGGTGTTAACGCATTAG